TTTCATCATAAATATTCCTGCCATCCCGTTTCTATGCTTAGGATCTACATATAACTCTAGCTCCTTCGCAAATGTTTCGTAGCTGTAAGAATACTCCATTATTCTGCCAGCCATAAATCCAATTCTTTTGTCACCTTTTTCAATTAGGATCGCAAAATAATTTGGATCTGTTGTTGCAACATCAAAGTATTGTTTTGCTTTGACATCGTTATACTCTACCTCACTCCAGTCAGATTCCTTGTGGTGTTCCTTGCTAGTATCAATGACCCACTCATAATCTTGAGGTTCTACGAACCTCCATTTCACTATCTATTACCTTTTCCGCCCTTCTTTTGTCTATACTCTTTTTGTTTTTGCTTTTGTTTTTTGTAAGCTGTATCAGCCATTTTTTTAGTTGGTTTTTCTTTTGACTTTGCTTTTTTCATGCCTAAACCTTTTTGTGCAGCGTAAGTTGCTGCAACACCAGTTACTGCTCCAGTTTTAAAACCTGGTTTTTTTGCTGCTTTTGTTTGTTTTAACCTTTCAGCTTTAGGTGCTTGTTTAAATCTTTCAGGATTTAATTTCATACCACTAGGTGTTTTTACATACCTAGGTTGTGGTTTTCTTTTAGTTATACCACTTGCTTTTTTAGCAGCTTTTTTTATTCCTGCTTTTAATATTGATTTTACCATTATCGTTCTCCTATTCTTTCAGACTCTGGATCTAGTTTGTTCATCATCTGATACATTTTTTTTGCCCCAGCCATGCGATCACCATTGCCAAAGTTTTCTACTGCCTTTGCCGTCATGACAAATTCACCGTCAGATAGTTTTGCATCAATCATATCGTCTTTTGGACCACCTGGGCCACTGACGTCGCCTCCCATTTCCATGTCCAATGATGCTATTCCTCCAGTATTCATGAAAGCACCTTGATAGAATGGGTTATCCATTTCGCCACCAATTAAACTTTCATCGACACCATATAAAAATGCTAATTCTTTTTTTCTTCTACGTTTAGCTGCTTCAAATTCTTCTTCCGGTGTATCACGTCCTGCGTATAATCCTGCTGCTTGTGATACAGCTGTAGGTAAAAAGTCTGTTTTAAATCTACCTGTAGCCACACCATCAATCATTTCTGGTTTGCTAAATATATCTGCTGTAACAGATTGATCCGCTAGATCAACTAACTTATCACCTGAAACTACGCTAGGCATACTGATGTTTTGTGTTTTACCTAACATAACATCCATCGGTGTTATTTTTGCTACTGGATCACCAACAGGATCAAAGACTGGTTTGATGTATTTAGGTGCTATGGCAGATTGAACGCCATAATTACCTCCACCACCTCTTCCTGGAAAAAAACTTCTCTCTGTTCCTGGAACTTTTACAAAATCAGTTACACCAGTTCCCGCTCTTTGTGCCATGCCTTGTGTTCCAGCAAAATCTTGATTAAATGCGTTCGCAGCGTTTGCTGCACTTAAATATGAAAAAGGTATTGACGTAAGGCCTGCTGCCATTGCTGCTCTACCTGGTCTTCTTGATCCACTAAGTGCTGCTGTTCCATAACCAAGCGCTGTTTGTTTTAATGCATTGGCCATGAGTGGTGACATGTTTGCAAATAAAGGAAGTTTACCACCAGCTCCTAGGGCACCAAATACTGGTCCTGCAGCTGCTGTAAGAGCCATCGGTAGTGCCATTTGCACTAACGGGTTCTTCATTAATTTACTTAAAAATCCCATACTACTGTAGTAAACTCGCTATCCCACCACGGTTCATATAATCGTCTGGATCTAAACCTTGTTCTATCATTTTTATTATTGTTCTGTAATCTGATGGATCTATTTTTGCAACCACTGGTTGCATTGGTGCTGGATCAGGCATCGGCATCGGAATCGGCATTGGTTGCATTGGTGCTGGATCAGGCATCGGCATCGGAATTGGCATCGGAATTGCTTCCATACCCATTTCAGGTAAAGATCCAAGACCCTTATCTAAATAATCTTGAAATTTATCTGGTCCAAAACCTTCAAATATATCTCTTAAACTACGACCTGTTGGTGCAGGAAGTGGTCCTCCTGCTGGTCCTAATGATCTTCCTGTTTCACCTGACATAGGTAATCTACCAATATTTCTTGGCATCATGTCTGGAAAAGGTTGTTGTCTAAAAGGGCCCATACCTGGAGGTGGCATTGGTGAAGGCATTGGTGTTGGCATCGGCATGTCTCTTCTAAAATCAAATCTTCTATCTGGTGAAGGCATTGGCATTGGAAGTGGCATGTCTCTTCTAAAATCAAATCTTCTATCTGGCATCGGCACACCTTTAGGAATTTGTTGAGGTGGTACACTATATCTTCTAGGCATCTCCCTTTGTTGTGGATCAACGGTAACGTCTCTCCTTCTCATTACATCTCTATCTATAGCCATTACGAACTGCCTCCGAATATGTCGGGCAACTTGTTAACTTTAATTGCCACGTCACGTTTAATATCTTCTTTTTTTGTGCTGGTTTCAGGGTTATTGACATCATCATCTGCTTCTTTTTCATCAGCATAGACTTTCCCTGTTGTCGCGTGTTTTATAATTGTTTGTGTTTCTACATCCAATACAGGTGTTTTACTTCCTGCAACCACGGTAATATCATCTTTTATAGCCATTTTTTCTCCTTAATGCAATAATTAACTTATCTCTAACACACTTAAGATAATATGTAAATCACCGCCATTTTCGGCTTGTACCTTAATTATCTCTGATTCTTTTAAAACTACAGGTGATGTAGAAAAAGCATAGCTGTTAAATAATTCCTCTGATGTGCCTTTTTGCACGTTTCTATTAGTTTCTATTGTATAGCTTACACTACTAGTATCCACTAAAAAAGCTCTTATTTTACAATCAGTTTGTTCGTCTATGTTTGTTACACGAAGTGATTTAATAATAGCTGTTGTTTCTGATGGCACCGTGTATATCGTTGTCAATGCACTTGTGCTTAAAACTGCTTTATAATTTGTATATACGTTAGCCATTTATTCTAAAAACCATGCCACTGCTTCGTTATCATCTCTAAGTGGTTCTGATGTGTAAGTATTATTTAATGCAAAAATTAATTGATCTAAAGTTTGTATAAGTTGTGCCATTTGTGATTGATCGTATTCTGGTGTTGCTTGAGGTAATAGAGGTACTGTTATTTTAGCCATTAACCACCCCTCATTCCGTCTGGTTTACCATCAAATCTAAGTGTACCATAACGCCATTTATCATCAACAGCATCACTAGAAACACGAAGTGCTAACTGTCTACCACGTATACGTGTATCTTTTTTTGTTGTGCTAGTTGTAATTGCAAAAGGTCCGTGTGTTCTTTGTGTAGTGCTTGGGTAAGGACGAGACTTAATTGTTATATCTACTTCACCAACTTGATTTTTAAAATCAGGTATAAATCTAGATATAGATAAAAATTGATCACCATCTCCTACGTCAATATCTCCTGACTCAACGTGTGTTTCCATAGCTGTGCCATCTGCATTTACACCTTCTTCGTGCGCATAAATAAAAGTTCTACCTTCTTTAACTCCACTAATAGTTGATATTGTAGTGGTCGTGTCGTCAGAATCAAATTCTGCTGCGTAAGGATTTGCATACACACCACGATCTGCCCAAGAACTACGAGATAGTGTGCCTACATACCATAATTTTTCTGCATAATTATACGTAACATGACGGTCTATTTGTAAAGAATCAGATGAAGGATAAAACCATATAACTTCGTTAAAATCAGAATTAACTGCACAAAAAACATCTCCTAATGCGTTTGTATTTATGTCATCAAAAACATAATCTTGCACACTACAAGGTATTTTTTTTACTGCACCATCAAATTGAAAGAAAGAGTCATTACCCATCCAATAAGCAATACCGTTTACGTCAACAGCACTGTGTATTCCTACAGCTCCACAATTAGAACCAAGTTGTTTAAAACCAAAAGTAAAAGGAGGACCAATAAATTGCATTTGATACAAAGCTGTATCAGTGTAAATAAGTATTGCACCTCTAGATCTTACAGCGGTGTTTATTTGATTACCATCTGTTAATCTTTGTGAACCTGCTGTGTTTGTAGCAGTAGGTGTCCAATCAGTCGTTGATTCTTGATCAGACCAACGTATAAACATGTTGTCTTGTGTGGATGAAGTTCCAATTGTTGTTTCTGTGCCAAGACATATAACATGTCTGTCATCACCTGATACTAGCATAAATCTAGATTTAGTTGGTGCACCACTAACATTTGTTCGTGATGCTAAATTACTTGACAAACCGCTTGACGTATCCCAATAATAAAGACTACCATCAAATTTTTGTGCTAACACATCTTCTCCCCAATTGTCTAAAGCCCATTTTGCAGATTGTAGTAAAACTCCATCTGCTCCTGTAAGACCGGATCTAGTTGTATCCCACGTAGATGCGTTCCATGTACCAGCACCCCATCCATAACCATATATGGATGTTGGCTGTCCAGTATTAATTTGATAAGTAGCGTTAGCAGTTGCACCTGTGGTGCTAGATGAAGCAGAACCTCCAGCTACAATAGTGTATGTGTCATCACTTGGAACTGTTTGTATTTCAAATTCACCTTGTAAATTAGCTTGTGTTACACCACCAACAGCAGCACTTACACTAGCAATGGTAACAAAATCACCAATTAAAGCACCGTGTTCTGCATCTGTTACAATAACAGAAGTAGACCCACTTGTTGTTTCAAATTGTGTAATGTTGCCTGTGCCTGTAGCACGTGTTGGTGTGATATCAGCATAACTACCTTCTGAATATGCATACAATTTTTTGTTTGTACCATACACAGCATAGTTTTGACCTTTAAGATCTGAGTAAGTAAGTATGGCACGTGTTGCACCAAGTAAAGCATCGCTTGTTACTTTTACCCAACCACCTATTTTTTCTGGTTGACCGTATCTAAATCTAACATTATCACAATCTACCCATCTTCCTTCTGCACCATACTCGGTGTTTTGTTTATCTATACCAGGTGCTATTTGTAGTTTAGTTAGTGGCATAGAATGGTATCCAGTAATCTGTGCCATTTATGTTAACACGAATATGACCTGTTAACGATCCTACGCTTGTATCTGTTGTAATACTTGATGATTGATCTGAATTACTTGTACCATCAAATCTAATAAATTCTTGATCTGTATCATCTTGATCTAAAGTTAAACAAGCTATAGCCCCAGAAGAATTAGCTTGACTAACAGTTAAAAGTCCACTTGTAGGAGAATCTGTTCCAATACCTATTTTGTCAGCTGAACCATCTATGAAAAAAGCATGCGTTAAAGTATTTGTTTCTGCTCTAAAATCTACAGAAGCACTAGAGTCATTAAAAGTAAATCCACCTCCATCAAAGTCAATCGCACCAGTAGCTTTGACACCACCTACAACATGTAATTCTGTAGAAGGTGAGTTTGTTTTAATACCAATACGATCGTTACCTGCATCACTAAAAAATAAGTTTGCATCACCATTACCTTCTATTCTAAAGTCAACGTCTGCACTTGATTCATTAAATGTAAATGTGCCACCGTCAAGTGATGTGTTGCCCGCAACTGTTAACGTTCCATTTGCTGTAATATTACCTGCATCGTTCAATACATCAAACATAGTAGAACCATCAGAATACAAAATATGTTTTGATCCTGATACTAAGTTTGTTGCAGTTCCACCAGCAGGTTTAAATCCTAAAGTGTAAGAACTCATGCTAGTTGCATTGTCAACAATGTACCATGTCTCTACAGCTTCGCACTGTATGGTTGTATTGTTAGATAAAGTGCCTGTTAATTTAATTATGGCATTACTTTGTTCGTCTGTTGTAGAACCATCTGTTGCTGTTAAAGAATCTGATGTGCTAGCAATAGCTACAGATACATACCCTTTAGTAGCTGATTCTAATTTTTGTAAATTGTTATTTGTTTTAGTACCCCAAGATCCTGAATTTTCACCAGTTGCTTGTAATTCTAAATTTAATGAACTTGAATATGATGATGCCATTTATCCTCCTTAACCTACGTCATCCAATAGTGCTGCAACAATACAAGTTACAGTAGAAGATGATGAAATTGCATGTATATCAGCCACTGTGGTATTTGGCAAGTTTCCAAACCAAGAGTGTCCTGCAGCTATTTTAATTGCATCAGTAGCAGAAGTAGAAGCTGTGCCTGCATCTAAAACAATGTATACATCGTTTGATGAGTCAGTGTTTTTTATAAAAATAAAATTTACTTTATCTCCTGTTGCTACAGCTGTTGGTGCTGTGTCATCATCAACTGCAGTGTAATCTGTAAAATAACCTGCAATTAAATCTGTGCTTGAATTAGATACACTTGTAAGTTTATAATACCATTTATCATTTGCATCTGCTGGGCTTACAGTGACACTTCCAGAAATAGTTTTAGCTATTTCATCTGGTAGCACTGTTGCATTTAAACTTATAGTTGCGTCATCTGCCATATTAATCCGTTGATCCTGGTTCTACATTTGTCCATGTAACTGTTTGACTGTCATCTGATTGACTCCAAATTGTAAGTTCTGGAGAACCTGTGCTTAAACTAATTAAGTTTTGAAAAGAATCACCAAACGCTGTTTCATCGCCAATACTAAATGTCATTTGTCCAGCAGTTGTCGTAGTTACATTAGCACCAGCTGTCACGGTTTCTGTGCCTATTGTAAAGGTAGGTACGCCTGCAGTGGTTACAGCAAATGTAGCATCTGCAGTAACTGTTTCTGTACCAATACTAAATGTTGCTGCTTGGCCCATGGAAACATCTACGGTTCCTGCATTAACAACAAGTCCAGATAGCGCTTCTGCTACTGAAAATTGTCCTATTGCTCCATGGCCTAGTAACATTAGCTAGTTGGTTTTGTCCATACAGAATGTTTTAAACTACCATCTGCATTGCGTTCTAGTAATGTATCATATGAACTTTCTGTTGTGTTATTTTGCGGTAAGTCTCTCAATGTTTGTCTCCAAGTTTTAATATAATCCGGCATTGTAACATCAGAATTAGAAAGATAATCTGTTTCAATTAATTTTTCGCTTCTAATGTCTCTTATCTCTTGTAGTTTTCTATCTTTGCTACCATCAGCCCATGCTTTTTCTTCTGCATCACGAAATGCTTCCTCTTCTGCTGTAAATTGAACTGAGACTCCATTGATTAAATTATATCTTGGCATATTAACTATTTTTCACTCCATAAACTTGAATATTATGTTCCTCAACGTTATTAGATGTAAATTGAAATTTTAGACCTGTAACTGTTAAATCACCGTCATATCTACCACCCATCATTGTTTGAACTGCATTGTCTGATGAACCTTTGTGTGTACAATGTGAGCTTACATGACAAAACTCACCTGCACCTGTACCAGATAATGTACCTGAACTATAAGGATTATAAATATTCATTTCAAAATAAACACCTAATTCAGCGTCATTATCAACTCCATATCTTTGCATACTAAAAGCATTTCCACTTGCTGAACCATCATTATTGTCGTCTGTGTTGTTTCCTTTTCTTGATGTTTTTAAAGTAAATTTGTAATTTGTTCCGCTTTCATCACTTCCAGAACTTCCACCTGTTCTTAATCTCATTTGTGCAACATAGTTGCTTACTGATGGTTGCATACGAGCAAAAACTTTATAAAACATATAATCAGCCGATATGATATCATCTAATATAACAGTTCCCGTTGCAGAACTACTATTTGAGCCACCAACTCTTACTAAAGTGCTTCCACCAATATAAGTTTTAAGTCTTGAAGCGGCAGTTTTTCTATTTGTTCCACCTGCCCCATCATCAATAACAAATAAGTCAGCGTCAACTATATCTGCACCAATATCAGTGCCACCATCAATATCTAAAGTTGTTAGTGGTGTTGTACCAGCAGTTAATCCTGCACCCGAACCAGCAAATGATGTTGCTGTAAATACACCAGTTGAACTTAAAGATGCTTTTTCAGCCGCCGCTTCAGATGCTGCTGTTTTAAAACTTAACTTTGTTGCATTATTAGAAGAACTAAAATCTCCTTCTGATACTGCTTCAATTCCTGCTGCAACTAATATTGCATCTGTTCCAGTCCCTTCGTCTGGAGCTTGAAAATTAACTGCACCAATAACATCATCTTGAGCTATATCTGTTTCTCCAGTCTGTAAAGTTAATACAACTGGTTTATCATCTGCAGTGGCAGTGTGTTTTAAATTAAGACCTGCGTCATGAGAATGAGTTAATGTTATTTCTGAATCAGCACCAAAAGATAAAACAGCGCTATCTGAAATTAATCGTAAATCATCACCTACAGATAAATCTGCTGCAATACCTGCACCACCTGCTGCAATAAATGAGCCAGTAGTTGCGCTTGTAGAAGCTGTTGTTGCAACAATCTTTACTTGTAAATTTTCGTCTATAGATACAGCGGCAGTTGTGCCAACTGTTGATCCTAATCCAATTAATAAATCATCAGCAGAATCATCAAGAGCTATATAAAAGTCCTGGGCATTGCCATCAAATACTAAAGCAGCATCTTCCGCTCCTGCGTCTCCAATTGTAAATGTTGGAGTAGTACCTATTAAAGAAACATCACCACTGATACCACCATCTTTGATTAATAAACCATCAATTGTAACACCTGAACCAGATGTTTTTTCTGATACTGTATCTACCTTAATTTCCGAAGCCATTATTTTTTACTCTCCTTTGGTAAATTATCTTGTAATATTTTTGAATAGTATTCAGATAATATTTTATTCTTTTCTAGATTATGAAGCAAGTCATTTTTTTCTTTAACTAAAATTTGAACATTATTAAAAGCAATTTTTCCTTTATTATCTAGTTTAGTTTCATCATATTCTTTTTTGTCTATTGTAAACATATTTTATCCTACTCAGCGTCTCTTTGTGTTCTATTTTTATAGTCACTTCTTGCTGTAACTAAATTTACAAAA